GAAGATGCCGGAACCGGCGTCCTTCTTCGTGGTCTTGAGGTTGCCGCGCATGGCAGCGTTCATCAGATAGACAGGGCTGCCCATCAGTGCGTTGGCGGTAGCAACGTCAGACTCCATTGCAACCACCTCGTCGAAGGTAGGAGCATCAGCAGCGAAGTCTTCGGTGCCGACGCCGGTGGTCAGCTTGAGGCCCAGGGGCTCGCTGTTAGAGCCGGTGCCGTAAAGACCAGACAGGTCGATCTTGAGAGCAAGAACGGTGGCCAGGTCGGTGCGGATCATGTTCTCCACGTCGATGCTCGACTGGAGCATCAGGCGGCGGCTGTAGTCAGTGAAAGCAGCAACCGTCTTGGGGGTCAGGCTCACCTGATCAATCGTCTGCTGGCTCTCGGTAGGAGCACCAGATTCAGCCACCCAGTAGGCGGTGCCAGCGCCAGATTGGCGGGGGATGGCGACGTTGCCGGTTAGGCCGGTCAGCACGGTGGCGCCAGCCTGATCAAGGGCGGAGGCGTTCCGCAGCAGGTCGATGAAGGAAGCAGTGTCCAGTTCAGTGGCGACGACATTACCGCCAGCGCCAGCAGCGCCAACGGTCAGGTCACGGCGAAGCACTTCCTGGGGGATCGTGATGCCACGGCTCTGACGGCCAAGCTTGGAAGCAGCGGCCTCAGAAGCAGCAATTTCAAAGCCAGCAGCTTCACGCGCAGAGCGATCAGCAGGGTTGGCCAGATAATTGATGGCGCGAAGGAAAGAGAAAGACCGGGTCTCCTCATTGGAAAGGCCGATGTCGGCAGCGTTGCTTTGCACAGGCGTGGCGGAGATAGTCATTTTCTCAAGAAGTGCGGTGCGCAGCTCTTCAAGACCACGGGAATTCGCAATGAACTCCTGGGCCATGTCGCTGTTTTTGGTGCGATTGCCGAGGGCAATCATTTCGGAAAGCTCCTTTGCCTTGGCCTGTGCGGCCTCAGCGCGGATCGCCTCCAAATCGAAGGTAGGTTCCACGGGTGTTGACTCCGAGAGTGGTGGGCTGGTAACGGCTGAGGCCGTAGTTGAACACTCACTTATAGTAAGGGTTCGACCAATGCCAACGGATTGATCCGCTGGCACGGTCACCAGCGAAATTTCAAACGGTTGGAATGATGTGGCGCGATAGGTGATTGGATCTGTGCTGTTATCAGTCTCCATCGAATTAATCCTGTAACCAAAGCTGACATTACGAAGAATGCCGTCTTTAATCAATTCTTGCATTTCACGGCCAAGCTCGTTGTTGGCCATCTTGACCTCGGCGTAACCGCGCTTGTCCTTGATGTAGGCACGTTCTACAACACCAACAATTTTGTCAGGATCGTGTTGAAATAAAAGTGGTGCGCCATCATTGAGGCGCGATAGATCCATTGCGTCTTCATCCATGCGGAGCACTTCTGTCCCGAAGTAACGCTCAACAGGTGCTTCAGATGCAAATGGAAATTCAATCATGCGATCGTCAGTCGCAGTTTTGAATTCCGTGACAAGAGCACGTTGAAATGATTCGCTCTGAATTTTGCGGACTGCGTCCTGCTCTTCCATCATGTGATCAGCCAATTCGCTCATGATTCTAATTCCTCAAGATCATCGCTTGCTAGTGTATCGGGTTCTGCTGTGTCAGCCACAGGTAAGTTCTGTTGCTGGCCAGAGCTGGTGACCTGGCTGGGGTCGCTGTCAAGCACAATGCCAAGCTCATCAGCCAAAGCCAATTCATGGGCGCGTTGCCGCATCTGCTCTTCAAAATCACCGCCATGCAAGGCGATGACCTGCGACAGCGTCATGATCCCGTTGCGGATCAGTGACTTGTAGGCATCGGCTTCTTTCTGTGGATCAACAAACTGCGCAGCCGGTGGTATCCACTTGGACTCCTCGTACCGTTCAGGATCCAGATCGTACCCAGGCAGCACCAGCACGCCGGCCATAACTGCCATTTCCATCCAGCGTTCGTAGACGCGCTCGCACAATGCCTCGATCAGGTACTGCTGTAACGTTTTGTAATGCGTACGGGTTTCGAGTAGCTCCAGCCTCGAGGAGCTGTAGTTGCTCTGGCTGAAGTCGCTGCTGATCTGCGTGTAGGAGCATCCAACGCCCGAGGCCACAGCCCGCAGCATCTGAGCCACGAATGGCGTGAAAGCATCGTCTGGCCGGGTAGGCGAGAAGAATTGCATCTCCTCTCCTGGTGCCAGCCGGCGGATCGACCCGGGTGAAAAGTCCAGAACCGAATCGTCCTGATACTTGCCATCCTCAAATAGCTCTTGATCTGGTGTACGCACGAACGCCATCATCGCTGACGAAGCCCGTGCTGCCACAATCTCAGCCTCCTCATATCCACTGAGGTTGCGCAGCCGCATGATCGCCGACGCAAATGCAGTCACACCACGGGTTTGGCCGGGGCGCTCCACCGAAAACAGATGGATGACATCTTTTGCAACAATCCGTTGGCGTTGTCTTGCCACCACAGCCGAACCAGTGAACTGGTAGTCGCCAGGGTGGTTGCGCAAGAAGTGATAAGCAACAGGCCGGCCCCACTTGTCAATCTCAACGCCCATTCGGACGCGGTTGCCGTTTGCCTCGATGCCTGTGTAGTCATCATCCAGCAAATCAGCCTCGAGCACCTCGAGCCCCAACGGCACCTTGCTGTCGCCAAACTTTTGATTGATCAGCCTGATGAAAACCTCACCCGACTCCAGCATTGACGTGATAGACAACCGCTGGATTTCAACCCAGCTCAATTGGCCGCCAACATGGCAGGTATCAGCGGATGTCCACTGATTCCATTGCTTCTCAATCAACGAATTATATCGATCATCAAGTTTGCCGCCACGCGCCATCTGCACCTGTGACTGATGCTTGATGCCAGTGCCAACCACGTTGTTGCGGACTGCCCTCAACGCTGCCTTGGCAAAATCAGAGTCACGAACCAACTGGCGAGCGCGATTCCGAAGAAGTCGAAGGCTGTTCCTGATTTCACTGTCGGCACTGGTGCCAAGGCTGATCCAATCAGAAGTAAGGCGATTGCTGGCAACAGCGGCATATGCACGCTTGAGATTTACATTGCGCTCTCGCGCCTTGATCAAGTCCTTCTTCAGGCCGGCGGTACGACCAAAACCAAAGAGTGCCATCAGGTGAACCTCACGCGAGCAACGCCGGGATTGCCGAGGCCCTGCCTAATCTTCTCAGCTCGCCGCTCACGGTCAACTTCAGCTTTCAACACATCCCTCAGTTGGAGCAGCTCGGGCATCTTATAACGCTTGAGGTTGCGGTTTCCGATGGTGTATTCCTGCACCATCCCGCCCTGGGACAGCGTTCTTATCGCTGTCTCAACGTAAGACAGGTCAATCTCAGCGCGAGATCGATCATCAAAGGCACCCGGCGTCCCCGTGTAAGCTGCCGTTCCCTTCACCGTGAACTGTCCACGGCCAGCGGTGTACTGCAGCGTTGAATACGTTGCAACCGCCTGCCACGTCCACAGCCCTGCATCAAATGCCAACGTCGTCGATGCTGGCACCGTCACCCGCCACCCAGTGCTCTGCACCGTTCCCGTGATCGTCGTACCCTCAGACGCCGTATTGGTCCTCGCATACCACTTCAACGTGTAAGTTCCGCTGTTGACAGCCGTTCCGATCGAGTCCGTAAACTCCGGCACGTCAAAAATGACCGTGTCTCCGGCGTAGATCAGTTCGGGAACAAGGATGGTCACCAGTTTGTTACGAACGATGTGGAGGGCCGGGCCTTGCGTTGCCGTTGAGGCCGATAGACCGATTCTATCGGTGCTGGCTCCGCTTTCTGCGCATTTACTGGCACGCTACCCAGCTTACGCGAAAATTGCTCGAATATAGTCGCACGATTGTATCGCATGTACAAAAAGTTCAACGCCGCAAACGAATACACAAAGCAGTCCAGCGCCTCGTTACGATCCCCCGCCTTCTTCTTCCATTCGCGAATGGCGAATCCCTTCACATATCGCACCACCTGCCGCTCTGCCGTTAATTGCTTGAAATACTCATGCCCAGCCTCCGCATGGAAATGGATGTACCCAGCCCCAGGCTCGTTGTGCTTCAACCGCCCAAACAGCGTTGCCTTGATCGTGTCCGTTCCAACCGGGTACACCTCCGCTGAATTCTTAAGCACTTTGCCCTTGTAGCTAATATCTACCTTGGAAGGCTTCCCAATAGGCGGTTTGTTTCGGACAGACTGCCCCTTCAAAGCAAACACACCATCGCCTCGTCGGCTACGCGCATAGGTGTAGACCTCCGAGGTGTAATGGCCACCAGAATCAATCCCAATGGCCGAAATCCGTGTGGTGCCACCGCCTTCCACTGGATAGTCCCTCAACACAAGGTCATCGATTTGCTCCCACAACTTGCTGCCTGCTGGATCGCCGTAAACCTCTCCATGGCTGATCAGCCAACACTCCTCGCCGCTACCCCATGCATAAATCCCGACCGCGACCCGGTTATCCTGTACGTCAACACCAGCAGTGACAACCGACGCACCACGCGGGATCTCGCTAGCTGGGTAAAACTCAGCCCGTTCCGCCAAGCCGTCAGCACCAAGCTTGGCGCCAATCTCCTCCTCCCACGTCTCACCAAGGATCGTGTTAACGAACGTATTGAGCAGCGGTGCGTCATTTTTGGATCGCAAAAATTCCATCACGATCTCTTGCCAGCTCTTCCATCCCAATGGCGAGTACAGCGACGACAGGTGGAACCCAACGGTCCTCGGGTCCTCGCTAGTAGCAGTTGCCCGCCACTCACCCTTGCGTAGCATCTCCGATTTAAAATGCTCCGGGATGTGCGCCCCACAGCTTTCACACACATAAGCCGCTGTCTTCGGGTCGCCATCCCTCCATTGCAAATTCTTCCACTGCAGCCATTGCTTGTGCTCACAATGCGGGCATGGCACAAAAAATCGCCGCTGGTCACTGGCCAAATACTCAGTCTCAATACGAGACATGTCCCTGATCGTTGGTGTTGAGGTCAAGATGATCTTGCGCCTGCTAAAAGTTGACGCACGTCGTTCGGCAAGCGCACACGGGTCACCTTCACCATCAACGTCTGACGGGAATGCATCTACCTCATCCAGCAATATCCAACGGCAAGGAGCAGATCGCAAACCCGTTGCGCTGTTGGCACCAGTAAGCAGCAAAATCCCGCCCGGATACTCCTTGCTGAACATCGTGTTCCCACTGTCCCGGCTCCTAGCTGGCGCAATCTTTTCCGCCAAGCATGGCGTCTCATTGATCAAACTCTCCAGCCGCTGCTTGCTAAGACGTTTTGCCATCTCAATCGTCGGCTGTACAAATAATGCGGGGCCAGGAGCATGCGCGATCATGTACCCCACCACATTGTTGATCGCCTCCGTCTTGCCCAACTGCGCACCAGCCATGAACACCACCTTCTGCGTTGTGTTATTGGCTGACATGCAGTCCATGATCTCCTTGAGGTAAGGAGTGCGATCTGTCCGCCACGGCCCAGGCTCAGCCGATGCCTTGCTGGACAGCATCCGGTACATGTCCGACCACTGGCTAACCGTTAGGTCCAGGTCAGGCCGTAGGCCCTCCAAGAACGCATGCCGGTAGATCTCCGCACCATCACGCATGAGTTAACCTCTCGAGCACCTTGCGGATCTCCTCGCTCAAATACTGGTGGATAATCACCGGATCGCTTTCGGCGGCCAGTTGGTTTGACACCCGATCTGGAATCGTGTTCAACGCATCACGCACGCTACGCGCCACCGTAAACGCCTCGCGCTCCACCTTGCCTGCTTCCACAAGCTGTTCCTCCTTCGTCTCGAGATCCAGCCGCGCCAACTCAGCGCGATAATGCTCAGACTTGGCCTTGCTTTCATTGAATGATGGGATTTCCATGTCTGCACTAGACACCCGGTCGGATAACCCAATCAGCGGATTGCCGTCCTTATAAGCCTGGACTGCCTTGTCCTTGTCCCACAAGATGCGGTTGCGTTGCACTGTGAAACATCCGTCAAAACGCCCTTCAGTCTTAAGTTGAGAAATGCGTGCGACAGTGATGCCAAGCGTTTCAGATAGTTCTTTGGTCGTAGCTGGTTCCATACAGGCGACTTTAGCGCGTTTTAAGGGCGCATAGCCCCCGATAGGCGTTTTTGGGCATATAATGGTCAGCTTTGCTAATTTTGTCTCATTTGCGTCTCATGTGAGTCCAATGTTAAGACACGTTACATTCTGACGCTAGCGGATGAAGTCGGTTCGAACTTACCCCTACCCAAAGGTGCAGGAGGGACCCGCAACTTGCCTGGGCAAAGTATACTTTGCAAGGCGTGCAAGTTATTACTTTGCAAGGCGTGCAAAGTATAGGCCAAACGTGTGGGCACAAAAAACCCCCAAACTGGGGGCGATCGGCACAGGTTAGGACGGGTCAGGAGTTCGGGTCGTTCCTGCAGACTGAAATTAAATCTTCCAGTTCTAGGA